GGATAGGCGAAGCGAGCTACGAGCGGGTCGAGGAGGATCTCGTCCGCATGGTCATCCCTGGTGGTCGCACGTACCAACACAGCGCTCTCGACTGGCTGCACACAACGCCGGGCGACCGCATAACCACCGGAGATGGGACACTGATGTGGTCGCTCGTGCGGCACATCGGCAACCCCAACCAGCCCATCGCCCACATCTACAAATTCGTGTTCGTCCACCACCACAATATGGCCCCAGCAGGAGTAACTGCACACGTGCCTGACTGGGATGATTCCGACTCCTTCACCGACCACTATGCCGGCCCTATGCGCGGACCGACAGTGTTGCAACTGGGTGAGGTTGAGCTCCACACCGAACACACCGTCGCCGTGGGACGTACGATCCTCTTCCGCTTCCGCGGCCACGCCACCGCCATTGTGCCCCGCAAAACCCTGTACGACGCAGTCATCTCCATGATCGGCAAGCAGAAAACCGCCGAGGAGTACAAGAGTCTCGTCAACCGGGTCAAAGCACAGCTCGACCAGTCTGACTACCCCGCCCGCTACAAAGCGTCCATCATACCCATAATCGCCGCTCTGGCCATGACCAAATCATCCGAGCTCGACCGAGTGGCAGCAAACCACGTCGTCAGCAACCGTGACGACATGGACGCCAACGCTGATGTCGTGGCCAGCGCATTCGAAACTCGCCCCTGGTGGCGACGAGTGCTGGACCGCATCACCTCCCTGCCTGGTGACGCCGTACACACCACCACGCAGGTTCTCAAACAGACTGAGCGCGGTCGCTATTCCGCCATACTGCCCCACCTTCTGCAGTTCGCACGCCGCCACTGGTGGGTCGTGCCGGTGGCCTACCTGGGCTACCGCACTTCCCGGTCGCCTGCGTTCAAGCAGCTGGTGGCTCTCACCAGCCACGGGAGTCACTTCTTCGACGCCTACATCCTCCATTTCAAGGCGTTGTATGATTCGGTCGCCCCAAGCGACCCTCGCGGCTCTGAACTCTTCTTCAATGCCATAGTTGCACCCATCTATGAGGAGAGTTTCAAATCATGGCTCTGCTTCTTCTCCGGTGCCTCCCGCCAAGTCGTCGCACCGGCGTTTGGGCTTGCTGAGCTCACATCTCGCTCCTTCGCTCCGAGCGGACACCCCGCCTGCTACATGCATGCGCTGACTGGCCGATTCTCCTGGCTCACTGCTGTCGCAGTCCATTCCGCCTTCAACACCATCGTCACGCTGCATAAGCATGGCAAACCCGGCGCCAGCCTACCGACATGTGTCGCAGGGTGTCTCTCCGCGTGCGCTCTCCTCAAGGCCGCCACACCAGCTATCCCAGGTCCCGCTTTGGTAGTCACCCCTGACATGGGTGTGCCACAGTACCTGACTGTGCGGCCACCAGCCATGATACAAACCGCCAACACCAGCAAGGCTGTGGCTCCCACCACAGCCAAGCTACGCCTTCGCCGATGTGACAACCCCGGCAACGCAGGAAAGCCCTACTCGCAAGCTTTGGGCTTGGTTGTCCTGCCTGCCCCGACTGTCGTCGGCGCCACACGGTTTTCCGAGCACGTGTCCGTCACTGCCCGCGCGTTCCCTGACATTTTCCCAACCGTCAGCGTCGAACGCCAGCAGGAGTATGAGGATTTCGTCGAGCAATACGCAAGCGATCTTTTCGGCCCGCCTACCACCATTAGGCCCGTGAGCCGCGCCGCTTTCCTGCGGCATTACCCCGCCTGCCAGCAGCAGCAGTATCAGCGCGGTTTCGACCAGCTGGACGCGGGGGAAGACCCGTTCGACGATTACCACCTCCTCATCTCCCTCTTCGTCAAGTTGGAAGCACTTGTCGGTAAGACGGTCGTCGACACCTATGCATCGGAGCTCAAGATCTGCCCCGACGCGGCGTCACAGCGCGACGCCACCACGCCCGCCGTTGACGTCACACCACGAATGATCAGTGCACGCACGGCCGTGTTCCAGACATCTGTCGGCCCCACCATCGTGGCCCTTCAGGCACATCTCTGCTCCCTAATGAACCACGCCGCCCATGTTTTCATCACCGCCAGCACCACCTCGCAAAAAGTGGGTCGCTGGCTACAGTGGGCGGACGAGCAGGGATACATCGGCTGGGATGAGGACAAGACCAAGTATGACGCCAGCACAAAAGGCTGGAAACACATGGTCCTCATCAACTGCCTGGAACACCATTTCGACCTACCGCACGATGTCTGTTCCCTCCTACGCGCCACGCTCGACTGGAAACGTGGCCGCTCACCACACGGCATCGAATTCGTGTCAGAGGGAGGCGAGACCAACTCAGGCGACTTCACCACGTTCATCAACAACAGCCTGCATAACTACGTGGATAAAGCGTTCGTCCTCTGGCGCCTGAGTGGCCTCGTGCCCGTCCTCACCGAACACCGGCCCCCCATCCGCTCCCTCGTCGACTATGGCCTCCTCCAGGAGCGTGAACATCTCGTGCATGACGCGCGCGGTCCCACCATCTACACTGACGACGCCCCACACCCCACCGGGCGGCCAGCCATCCTACACATGATTGCTGGTGACGACGCTGCAACCTTCATTGACCCCAAGCAGTGGCCCGACATATCGCCACGCATACTACCCACGATCAAACAGGAATACCTAGAACTGGGTCAAATCGTCACCACCAACTGGCTGCACGACAACCAAAACCTCGACTACTGCAGTGGCATGGT